GCGGTGGCCCTGCGAGGCGGTGCGCCCCCGTCCGAGGCGCGGTGGGAGACTGCTATCGGATCTTGAGATGGAGAAACACCCGCTCCAACGCGGTACACAGGGACTCCTGTTCCTTCCGCACCCATTCCAGCAATTTCGGGTCCGTCCCCGCCAACACCTCGGCGGCATGGGTGAGCCCCCAGGTGTGGCAGTGCAGCAGCTCGTGGACAACGTACGCCTCGAGGTCCGCGTCCGGGACCTTGGCCGGGTCCAGCCGGATCGCCGCGTTCAGGTATTCCGGGCTGGCGTCGCATTCCGCCGCGTCGACCTCGATGGGACCGAGCGACACGGTGATGTCCCAGGCTTGCAATTGGAGCCGCGGAATCCACCAGCGGATCCGTCGCTCCACGAGCTGCTTGGACAGCGTCATCGCCGCTTGCCATGTTTCGCCGGAGTCACCTGACGATAGACCGGGACGTGATTCAGTCGGCCATCAATGGCGGGTCGGAGCCCGCGGCCCGCCACCACTTGACCGGACGCGATGAGCGCCCGGAGGGCCACGCGTACTTTGATGACCGACTGGTCGCTGGCCTCCGCGAGTTCCTGCACCGTGGCACCCTCTTCGCCCGACCCGCGGCCCTTGAGCGCCGCGCGGATGGCCTCGAGAATCTTGTCGCCCATGATGGCCATGTTCATGTCACCGTCCAGTCGCGCAGGATTTTCCCGCCCTCACCGACGTAGTACTTGAACCATTCCGCCCGCACCCGCCGGAGACTGCCGTGCTCGGTGAACCGCAGCTCGATGATCCAGAACCCGGTGCGCGCGGCCAGCGAGTGCTTCCGCATGAACGGCGTTTGCCGTTCCAGGCATCCCGCCTGGAACGTCGCCACGTTCCGAATGTCGTAGTACCCGGCCTTGTGGTAGTGTCCGATCACTAACACGGCGGGCTTCTCGCCGCCGCTGTAACTCTCCACGATTTTCTGTGGCCGATAGGACTCGGCGTAGCTGGTGCCGCCACCGGGATGCACGATGCGGAGCACCGGCCGCGCGGGGCTGTCGTGCAGCACCACATCCGCCTCATCGAGGCCCAGGTACACCATGTCGGGCCGCTCGGATTGGATCAGCTTTCCGATCAGCAGGCCGGCGCTCTTGAGGTAATAGCCCTCGTGACAGGTACTCGACGCGACATGGTACGTGGTGATGCCTGGAATGCGCGGCCAGACGCGGGCGAGGTTCGCCACGCAGTTGTCCGCGCCCATCACCGAGATTTCGTACTCTTGCCCACGGTAGGTTTTCTCGCCGTCGAGGAGGTTGCCCGGTGCGTAGACGCGTTCAATGCCTTCCCGCTGGAACACGGCATACGCCTCGTGAAGCTGCTCCTCCATCGCATGGTGATTGCCGATGTGGGTATCGGAGACGATACCGAAGCGCACTTCATGGCCATAAAAGTGCTCGACCGTGGCGCGCGGAGCACCGGCCGTTCGCGAGAGGACACCGTCCTGTACGTTGTACCCCCGCTCCGACATATCGCGCAGGACGCGATCAACCGTGGTCAGATCGAGGTCCAATGCCTTGGCGATCTGCTGGCGGGTGAGCGTTGTCTTTTTCCCGAGCAGCGCCTCAACTTTAAACGTCGAGGGCTCTTCATGCGCGGCCAGCCGATCGCGAAGGACGCCAACTTCCTTGTCCCGCTCGGTAAGGGTGGAGCGCACCGCGCGGAGTTGGCGGGAAATTTCCTGATTCTCCGCATACTTCGCCGCCGAGTGGGCGTCGGCAAAGTCGTCGAGCGTCCGCGCCGGGGGAGCCACGTTCTTAATCCGCGTCATCATGCCGTCCGTTCCGGTGGCGGGTGATGTCGTCCCGCGTCACGCTGGTCTGGTGCTCCGCCTTCAACCACGCGAGTTGCAGATCGAGGCTGATCCCCTTGGTCCGCGCCTCCGCGAGTTGGCCCCGAATGGCGACCGACAGCGCGCAGACCGGACATCCCACCCGGCGTTGGTCCCGCACGAACTTGGCCAGCGTGCGCACCTGGGCCGCCGATGTCAATTTGGACATACCCCTCCATGGTGAGACCTTCAGCGCCCCGCCACGTAGATCCCGCCGACGACGCCAAGCACCGCCCCCACCACGAACGTGGTCGTCCGACTGGGGCAGTTGACCCAGAGGATCCTGCACCGATCGTTCTTCGGCCGGTCCCGCAAGAGATCGTCCGCACTCGCCAACCGCCGCGTGAGCGAATCACTGATCACCTTGGACGTATCCAGTGCGGCCGTGAGACGAGTAAACGCCTGCTGCTGGAATACAATCGATTGCCGGAGCGATACAACTTCCGATTCCGCGGCCTCGGCTTGCTGGGTGCGGGCTTCGAGCGCCACCACCAGCACCGGCACCGAATCGGCCGCCGTGGTCGCATGGCCCAATGCGTTTAACAAGGAATCGGCCCGCACTTTTATTAAAGCCTTCGCCCGCGCTTCTCGATCCGCGACGGCCTGGCTGCTGCTGGCCAGACTGGACAGCGTGCGGGCCGAATCCTCCGCCTTTGCGAGTGACCCGTGGAGTAGATCGACCGTGCGCTCGAAGGTACGGACGCTATCCTGATACGACGCGACCCGCGCCTCCCAGATTTTCACGTCGGGAGGCACGGGCCGGAATACCTGGCCGACCAGGAATCCCGCGACGGCCGCGAGGGCGTGCCACGCCGTAAACTTCACGTGACCCCGCGATACTCGAACGACCCATCCGCGCGGCGCACGTAGTTGTGGACGGTGACGCTATCCCACGCGACCCGATACCAGTATTCGCTATCACCGACCTGCGTCGGCGACACGGCGTCGCCATCTTTCGGGCCGCCCAGGAACTGCGGGTGTTTCGTGGTCGTGGCCATCAGTCCTCCAAATCCCTCCCGTAGGTCCGCTCCCGTTGTTCCTGCTCATAACTCACACGGCTCTGTACGATGAGGCGCCCGCGATAGTGCACCTTGGCCAGGATCTCGGCTGCGGCCTTGTTCTCCGCCCAGACGGCATCCGGCAGTCGGGACCAGGTGCCATCCTCGGCAATGCGAAAGGCGTAGAACTCGAACGTACTCATGACGCCGGTTCCCGGCCCAGCGCTATCTCGGGCGCGATCGTGAGCATCGCCGCGTAACTCACGACGCGGACACTCAGGCGCTCGACCTCGGCCTCCAGTCCCTGGCGAGCCCATTCGGCGGCGCGGACGCGCCGCGCCAGCTCCTGGATCACCCGCACAGCGACCCGCTCCTCCCGTTTGAGGCGCTGGCAGCGTTGCCGCCACATCCCCGCGGTGTCGGCGCGGCGCGCGTAGCGGGCCACCTGACACCGGAGGGTCCTCACTTCTTGATCCACGCTCCCACGCCGATTTTCAGGCCCGGTTTCATCTTGGCCTGTTTCCGCAGGGCCTTGGCCGGCACCGGAGGGCTCACAGTGCCACCCGAAACTGGGGATGGCCGTCCAGGAAGAGCCGCTGCGCCGATGTGCCGCGCTCCAGCAACGGCACCCATGCCTCATACAGTCCCTTGCAGTAGGGCAGTACCATGTACTCGGTCCGCATGATTTTCTTCCCATCGCCCATCGTGTAGACCGGACAGAACTGCTGTTTCGGGAACGCCAGCCCCGCCGGCGCGGTTAACGCGACGCTATGCGGGAGGATCTTCAACGCGACCACCAGCGTATCCGCTCGCACCGAGTCAATCACGGGCGGCGGCAACGATCCCACGGGTTCGGTATAGGCCCACGGCTTGCACACCGTCGCAGACGTGTCCGAAGCAGCCGACCGTTTCGTCTGAACGCAGATAAACCCGGTGCGCGAGGTGCCAGCGGCGGGTCGGGTCAGCGCGAAGGAATCGCGAGCGACCGGCACCCGGAGTCGGTGCGGCGTCCCGAGCAGCACCATCGCCCCGTCCCGCACCGACGTAATAGCCGAGTCCGGTGTCGGATTGATGTAGTGCCACCACTGCCGCACGTAGAAGTTCACGCCCGCCTGGTCGGGCCGCGTGTCAACGCCATCAATCGTCGCGGGCCGCGTCGGTGGCCCACCTTGCAGGATGAGGAGGACCGCGAGCGGTAGAGCGTGAATCATGTCTTGCCTCCATCGAGGAGCCCATTGTCAGCGGCCTTGCCGCTGGCGTAGGCGTTGGAACCGTTGAAGATGCTGACCGCCCCCGCGCCGAACGCCAGCGCCAAGAGGACCAGCGGGGCAGGGGCAGTACGCCCGGCGAGTATGTTCACGTCCCACCTCCTTGTGTGTTAAACCCCGCCTTGCTCTGTTCGCCGGATTCGTAGGCATTCGCCACGCTATAACTGGCGATGACGCCGGCACTCGCGACAAAGAACGCCGTCGCCATCGTCGCAAAGTCGGGGCTCAGTTTTCCAATCGCCGTTAAGGCGCCAGCACCCGCCATGACGGCGGAGTTGATCCCCAGCCAGGCTTTGGTCAGGATGTACTTCCGGCTGCTCTTCGGATCGTCGGGCGGCTGGGTCGGCGTCATAGCATCCTCGGGTAGTCGTGCTTGTGCGGAAACGGTGGCTCGGGACATGGCGTCTGGACGCCAAAGTAGAAGTCGCTCTCCCGGTGCCGCCGAACCCAGAGCCCTTCGACATCTACGCCGTCGTCCTTGTGCCAGCGCATGAACGCCTCCCGGATCGTCGGGTCGAGTGGCTGCGCATTCACCCGGCGGCGCACCGTCGAACCCGCGTAGCCCTGCACCCCGATGTTGTAGGTCAGGCACACGAGCCCGTCCGCTTGACGCGGCAGGAGATCGTCCCGCGTGAGCGCATCAACCCCGTCCTCGGATGCCTTCAAGTCATGCGCGAAGAACTGGTCCGCTTGCTCGCGCGTGCAGATATCACCCTGCCGGACACGCCGGCCCGCGAGATGCCAGGGCGGATAGCGCGTCGTGCCCCAGCCCAGCGTCCAGACGCCGCCTGCCGCGTTGCCGTTGTCGTCATAGGCCACGAGGCGACAGCCTTCGCTGCCGTGGATCAGCGCCAAGCCCGCCGGAGTGATCTTCATCATTTACTCCGCCACGAGCGGATGATGGACGTCACTTCCTGATTGAAGGCGATCCCCGCGCCGAGCACGATGATCGCGAGGGGATAGACGTCATGCAGGCCCAGCGGCGTCCCTGCCGCCAGCATCGCGTGGCGGAGAAAATGAAAGCATCCGACCGCGGCGATGCATGCGCCGAACATCATCGCGATCATCTGGGCGTTACTACGCCGACGCTCAACCCTCATAACCGACCGTCCTCTCGAAGTTGACGAACCAGCGCCTCGACTCGGGCACCCAGGATCACGGTGGGCGGCCCAACCCATTCCTTGACCGTCATCGCATCACCCGTTTCTGCAACTCCGCGATCATGCCTTGGAGCGCGTCCACCCGGCCATCGCGACGGGCGTTGCTGATTTCCTCGGCCCGCTGGCGCTGATCCACCTCCCGCACAATGTTCTTGAGTTCATTGACGAGGGCCGTGGTCTGATCCGCTCCGTTCTTCAGCGTCGCGGCGCCCCAAATCAATCCGGCCAATTGGAGGAGCAGCATCAGGAGCACACCAATCTCCTGTACACGCCAATGCGCATTGCGACGATCGGGGAGTCCCACCGACCCGAACTCGGACGCAGCCATCAGCTCGTCACCACGGCGAGATTGACTATGTGGAACGGGACCTCGTGCCGGCCCTTCTTCACGCCGCTGGCCCAGGTCCATTCGAAGAGGGCCACGTGTTGCTCCCCGCCCCCGACACCGGCCCCGACGATCTGATTGTCCGCCGGGTCCAGGGTCATCGTCACCACGCCCGCGCTATCCACCGTCCCGCCGTTGGCGTTGAGAATGTCCACCGCGTTCCGGCTATTAAGAATCGTGAGACCGGTTTTGTTATAGAGCGTGAAGCGCAGCGTCGTGAGGGACGCGCCCGGAATCGCCGTGCCTGTCTCATCGACGAGCGTGCCGGTGATCTGGCACGTCGTCCCCTCGGCCACGCTGTCATCGATACTGGTGCGCCAGAGATCAGCCATGTCAGGCTCCGGGATCGAGGTCTATGTCGGTGAGGTGCGGCAGGGTGAGCGTCCACCCGGTGCCCTGTGGGATCTGGATCAGGACGCCCGTGAGGTGCGGCAGGCCCAAGGCAAGCTCCGCCAATCGGATAATCCGGCCATCGTATTGGTTGCCGACACGGGCCACGGCGCGCGCCGAACCCACACTGCTGGCGGTAATGGCGCCGACGAACGCGGGATCGACGACTGCCGCGCGCGTCCGGGATTCCCCGCGCGCGGACGCGGTGATCTGGCCGGTGCCGGTGACGGCGGCTTGGGTTCGTGCCGCACCGTGG